AAGTTGAGTGAGATAAATAAGTCATCTAATAACTTTGTTAAAAATGAGACAAAATTCGAAAGTATAGTGGAAGAAAAGCGTTCTATCTATAATTGTGATATGTTAAAATATTATTTAATAAATAAAATTAGTTATGAGCTTAATAATAATTATAATAAAACTATAAATATGCTTAAGAAAAGTACAAAAAACTACAAAACACTTACAGATAAGGAATGTTCGTATTTAAATTTTAAAATAAATGCAAAGCTATATACTAAATTAATGAATAAACGTTCTTTACCTTATTTAGAAGATATTATATTAAAATTGCCTATATCGACAAACTATATAACTAACTATATAACTAAAATAAACATAAATAAAGATATTCATACTAATAAGATATCAATTCAAATATCAAAAATATTATATAATATTATATTATCCATTGATAAAAATTATAAATTTAAAAATGAAATTGCTGTATTATGGATAATAAACAAATAGGATATTTTTAGTTAGAATAAGCAAGACCACCCATACCGGATAATATTCTAAGAACGTTGTAATTTACAGCATATATGTGTATAGAACCATCGATACTGGAAGATAATGATAGAACAGCAGTATCTATACGAGACATATTTAAAGTTCCACTTGGTTGATGTTCTTCGGGTTTAATAGCAAAGGAATAAACGTTTATACCTTTGTGGTAATCATCGGGGGTATTTTCATGATGTTGATAAGGTTGTACTAAAGAGAAATAATCTCCTTTTCTTTGCGCGAAACGATCATTGCCGTTAAGCATTATTTTAGCTTGCATAACAGGATTTTCTGAAGCATAATAATCATTAGGAGTTTCTGTAGTACCCGAAATTAATGGTTTTGCTGTTGAAAAGTTATTCCAATAAACATCAGTGTCAGTTTTTTTAATAGCCCATACAAGTTCTTTACAAGGGTGATTGAAATTCATACGCATACTTTTCATACCATCTTCATTAGTAGAAGATGGTATATTGTCGGTTCCGGTAAATTGAAGTTGTTCTATTAAATATTCATGAGATAATTGAGCAAATCTTCTGCGTTCATCAGTATCTAAGAATATATAATCAACCCATAATTTTGGAGCGTCAAGAACTATATTAGGATTGTCATAAGTACTATTTTTAGTAGATGAATCAAGAGTAGAATTTTTTGTAGAGCTATCAATTAAATTAGATTGTGATTCATATTCTACATTAATTTTGACTTCGTGATATTGTAATGCGATTAAAGGTAAAGCGAGACCTACATTGCGGCAAAACCAGAATTCGAGAGGCACATATAATTCATATGATTTTGTTGTTGTAAGTAAAGTACAAGCATTTTCTTTGTTTCCACCAATCATTTTATAATAACCCTCGCGTTTGCCAAAAGGAAGAGATAATTCGTTCCATATATATAACCATTCGGAATAATGTTTGTCTATACGTTGGCCACCTATTTCAAGTTCAATTGTTTTTAATAATTTTTGTCCAAAATTAGGAACTAAAGCTACGCTTGCGGTTGAATTATTTTTAATTTTTCCATAGAAGTAAATACGATGTATTAAATCTCCGTTGCGAGTTAACTGAAAAGTAGCACGAGAACCAAGTGAATTGCTTCCTGTAGCTGTTTGTTCTATAGCTTCAATAGCGAAGTTAGTATGACGACGATAAACTACTTTGAAAAAGGTAATTTGAGGATTACCGGTTAAATAAACATCCTGGGCACCATAAGCAACTAATTGAAGAAGACCACCACCCATTTACGCTATATTCTTTATACTATTAGAGGAGAAAAAAAAAAGGAAAATATATAACACATATATTAAATTAATTAGAATAAGCTAAACCACCCATTCCAGATAATATACGTAATACGTTATAGTTAACCGCGTATATATTAATACCATCGTATGTATAATCGGTAGATGTTCCCGGGTCTTCAGCTTCAATCATTAGGGTGGCAGTATCAATACGAGACATGTTTAAAGTTCCACTTGGTTGATGTTCTTCAGGTTTTAAGGCAAACGAATATACGTTGATAGGGTTATTAACTGGTACATTGGTATGATGTTGATAAGGTTGTACGTGAGTGAAATATAATCCTTCTCTAACTGCGAAACGATCATTGCCGTTTAATTGTAAAATAGCACTTTTTAAGGGATTTTTGAAACTCGCACTTTCAGGATCAACACCAAGTATATAATTGCTTGTAGAACTCATTGAGATTAGTTCACCACTCGATGCATTGTATAAATTATAATCATACCATCTGTCTTTTTTGAAAGCTCCTTTACTTTTAGCAACCCAAATTAATTCTTTACAAGGATGATTGAAGTTTAATTTAATTCTATTAGTTCCTTTATTAAGAGATTCTGAACCAGTAAATTGTAATTGCTCAATTAAATATTCATGTGATAATTGTGCAAATCTTCTGCGTTCATCAGTATCTAAGAATATGTAGTCAACCCATAAAGAAGCATTAGTTATATTAGGTATATTACCATTAGTAGTGCCTGTTATAACACAATTAGACTTAGATTCAAATTCTATTTTAACTTTAACTTCGTGATATTGTAGTGCTATTAAAGGTAATGATAGACCTACATTACGGCAAAACCAGAATTCTAATGGTATATATAGAGTAGTATCTTTGTTTGACAATATATCTTTATCAGCCCCTACCATAGTTTGATATGCATATTTTTTGCCTATAGGTAAAGATAATTCATTCCATATGTATAACCAATCAGAATAATGTTTATCTATTTGTTGACCACCTATTTCAATAACAACAGATTTAATTAATCGAAGACCTAAGTAGTTGACATATGAGTCGGTAGTATTAGCGGTAGTTTTTTTTGGTACGGAAACTTGTAAATACATGCGGTTAATTAAATCGCCATTGCGTGATATTTGACAAGTTACAGTATTTCCATATCCTACATTTCCGTTAAAAGTTTGTTGTATAGCTTCCATAGCGAAGTTAGTATGACGACGATAAACTACTTTGAAAAAGGTAATTTGAGGATTACCAGTTAAATAAACATCCTGGGCACCATAAGCAACTAATTGAAGAAGACCACCACCCATTTACGCTATATTCTTTATACTATTAGAGGAGAAAAAAATATAGATTATATAACACAACTTAATTTTATATATAAACCTAAATATTTATAATTCAAATATAATGATGTTCAAAGAGAAGTCATCAAAAAAGAAGGTATCGACAGATATAAATGAAACTTTTACATTAGATGCTATGCATAATAATATCATAAAAAATTTTGAAAAAAATGACAAAGAGAAATTATATTACAATAATAAACTTAATATGTGTGAGGAAAAGAAAAATAATATATTAAATATAATTAATAATACAAATGAAAAGGACTTAAATACAAAATTATGGTTTAGTAACATAGAATTGAGCGAAGAAATATTAGATATTAAATCAAAATTAAATCAGCTAAACAAATTAGATGAAATAGAATATTATAAAAATACAAGTGATATATTATTTCAATATTATGATACTGTAAGTAAACAATCAGATATTAATCAACAAGCAATTTTTTTAAAAGACACTAATAATAAATCAAAATTATATAAAAAAGATAAAAAAAAAATAAATGTTAATACAATAAATATTTTAGAGGCATTAAATAACATAAATAATAAAAATGATATAATTGAAGATACATCTTCTACAAGTAAAAATATATGTAGTTACGAAAATAAATATAATAATATAAATTCTAATATTTATATAGAAGATAAGTGTAATGATAATCAAATTATACACGATAAAAGTGTTTTAGTTGATAAATATATGGCTATAATTAATAATAATTATATTAGAAATGTTGAAGAAGAAAATATAGAAATTTGTAAAGTATGTAATAATGCGATGACATGTCTTCAATATGATGCTATAATAGTATGTAATTTGTGCGGATATCAAGAATTATTATTAGTAGAACAAAATAGACCTATATTAAAACAGAATACAAAAGATACATCTCATTTTTGTTATAAAAGAATAAATCATTTTAGAGAGTGGTGTAATCAAGTTCAAGGAAAAGAAAGTACGGATATACCAGACGAAATATTTGAAAAAATTTTAATAGAAATTAAAAAAGAAAAAATTACAGATTTAAAGAAAATAACTTAATTAAAGATGAGAGATATTTTAAAAAGATTGAGAGTAAATAAATATTATGAACATATTAATTATATAATAAATAGAATTAATGGTATTCCTACACCTCAATTTAGTCCAGAATTAGAAGATAAATTATGTAATATGTTCAAAAGTATTCAAGCCCCATTTTTAAAACATTGTCCAAGAGACAGAAAAAACTTTCTTTCTTATAGTTACGTTTTATATAAATTTTTTCAAATATTAGGGCTAAATGAATATTTAAAATATTTTCCTTTATTGAAAAGTAGAGAAAAATTATATGTTCAAGATCAAATATGGGCAAAAATATGTATAGATTTAAATTATAAAATTATTCCATCATTATAATTATTTAATAAAAAGAGTACATAATTTATTTTTTCAAAAACTTTTGAAAGTTTTTATATATTTCTAAATATTTTTCAATTATGTACTCTTTTAATAATTGAAAAAATATATAAGATTAAATATGTAATATATATATAGATATGACAGAACTGGTTTCGACAAAAGAAGTTGATTATTTAGATGAAGATAAACCTATTAGAGGACAGAATTATGTCCTTGTTTCTTTTCTTAGCCCTGAAGATGTTATTATAAATAAAGATGTGTATTTTTTTAGTAAATTCATTGAGAAATTTAGTAATGATATGAAATCTTTTATTGACATAATAAAAGAAAAATATCCTGAACAAAAAGATATGATTAATACTATTGAAGAAAATAATAATTATATTTTTAATTATAAAGAACTAAATGAACAATACAATTTCTATAAATCTGTTAGCAGCGAAGAATTAGAAAAAAAATTTCATATTGATAATAACTTTACAACTTCTATTAGAGGAATTAAAGTTAGAGGTACATTTGATACTATTGATGAAGCGAAAAATCGTTGCGAGTTTTTGAAAAAAATTGATAGCAAATTTAACATATATATAGCGCAAGTAGGATGTTGGTGTCCGTGGTCACCAAATCCTGAATGTCTTGAAAATCAAGAATATGCTGAAACTCAGCTAAATACGCTAATGAAGGAATATAAGAATAATATGGATAATCGCGATATTATTTTTGAATCAAGAAAGCAATCTATAGCTTCAAATGCTGCTAACGTTCCTTCTGAAGACAAAACAGAAGTTGCAGATAAAGAAAATATTAATAATATAGAATTATCGCATATTAAAGAAGAAATAGAAAAAATTGATCCATGGAGTAGTCGCAATACATAAAAATACAAGGACCCTTCTATATTATTTATATGATTTTATTTATAAAATATTTATAAAATATTTATTAGAATGCTATTAATAAATACAAAATCTCCTCCATTAAGACCTAAGAGAGTATTCAGAATTAGTGATGTAAGCCCGCCAAAATCTCCTCCATTAAGGCCTAAGAGAGTATTCAGGATTAGTGATGTAAGCCCACCAAAATCTCCTCCATTAAGACCTAAGAGAGTATTCAGAATTAGTGATTAATGAATATGTTCAATATATATATATATATATTTCCGTTAATATTTTTTATTACAATTATACATCATAATAATTATTTTATCTATCGATAATAGTTATATTATTTAGTTTTTGTTAAGATTATTAACATTTTTATATAAATTAAAAAAAAAAAAATAAATTTTTATAATTAGTTCTTTAATATGTAAGTACGCATCGTCTTAAATTTAATTATAATTATCACATCATTATATTATGATGAAATAAATAAAGTTTTGTCTAATTTTAAATTTTCAAGGCTGTAAGTCTATAGAGAAGCATAATAATCATCTATAAATATCTTAATAATTTTATATTTTTCACAACTAATATTTTTCCCCATATTTGTTTTTATACTATTCATTATTTTATTTGTGCGATTTTCAATATTTTTTATAATATCAATAATTTTACTATTTTTTTTTATAATACCATATGTAAAATATCTTGATATTCCTATTGAACCTAAAGAATCAATACGATCAGCATCTCTAACACAATCTAACTCTATACTATCTTTACAATAATAATTATTTGATAATTCAATAGATAAACTTACATTACATGAAATATTTATAATATTATCTAATACATCCTTGTCTTTTATTAAATTATCAAAAAATGTTCTAAGTATATTTTGTTGTGTTTCATCCCCTTTTTTATATTTACTATCATTAATATCGTGTGTAAGAGCTCCTAATTGAATTATAAATATTTTATTTTCGTCTAAATTTTCTGATAATCCAATTTTAGTTGCTAAACGCATAACCCTATTTACATGCTCGAAACTATGTGAATCATCATAGTTGTTCATATAATCTTTGACAAATTCTTCTGTTTTTTTAATAATATCTTTTTTATTAAGAATATTCATGATATAATTATATCATTATCTTATTATATAATATTATCATTTTTTACTAATAGAACTTGATTTGCGTAGCGACGTTGATTTATTAAGTGATGTTGATTTACTACGAGAACTTGATTTACTATTAGAACTTGATTTACTATAAATTTTTGGGAATAATGGTCTTGATAAAATATTTGCAATGTTATTTGATTTTTCAAATTCTACGTTTTGTGCAAGGCGCATTTTTGTTATATTTATTACTGCTGGAATAGCTTTTTTTTCTTTAGATATTTTTATAATTCTATTTATACTATTATTAATAGTATAAACTCCATATTCATCAATATATTTTCTCTTAATATATATTTCATTGTTTAATTTATATAGTTCTAATAAAATATTATTACAATTATTTAATAAAAAATCTCTAATAATTATTACTAATTCATATAAATTATAAATTATAGCATCCTTACTATTATATTTTATAGTATTTAATCTATTAATTTCTTTTTTAATTTTAATAATAGCATTTTCTTTTTCAATATGTTTATTTATATTTTTAATTATATCTTTTACGATTGGTTGTATATCTTTTTTATTTTTAAAAAACATACCGCCGCCAAATTTTAAATTTAATAAAAGTTTTGAAGCTTTTAATTTTTCGTATAAATCTATATAATTGTCTATATTTTCAATAGTAAATTTATTTATTTCTTTCAAACCACTATAATTATATCCTTCTTTATTTTTATTACTTTTATACTCTTTTTTAAAAGTTATTAATTTGTCTTTTAATCCATTACATAAAGATATACCATCTGTAAAATTAAATACAATACGTGTATTATTAGCCATATATCTATTATATACGCATAAAATAATATATATATTACTTAATATAAAAAATAATATATATTAACTTAACCAACCAACATAATATATATAAAATTATTGGCTGTTCAATCTCTTTAAGTTTGTTCAATCTCTTTGACAAATACTAATGTATAATATCCTGAAAGAATATATTGAGAAAGTAGTTCTCTTTCATAACAATTAATTTTTTTTTTGCAAGTAGGATTATTGCGTTCATAAATTTTCTTAGCATTATATATATAATTTTTTCTTAAAATTTTTTTAATTTTTGGCAGTTTCATGTATTTCACCATAACATTAATATGTTCTTTAAATTTATTATGGGCAATATTATTACGATTAGCAAATTCTTGACTATTTTCACCTGTTTTAAATGTATAATTAAATTTACATATATTTTTATGCATCCTGTCATCTATGAAAGAATTTAATCTCCAACTATAATTATCTCTATATGCTTTTATTAATATATTGTAATCATTTTCTACTACATACATATTAATAATATCAAAAATATCCTCTGGAACCTCTTGTAAATAATTTACTTTAAACATAATTTAAATAACTAATATCTAAAATTGAGTTATTTGTCTGTTGTGCAAAGTAAGAGAAAGTTGTCTTTCACAAATGTATCTTGTTTGCAATAAAATATACAAACTTATAATTAATCAATTTTTAAAAAATATTATTTAAAAAAGGACAAATTATAATAAAACGAAAAGATTAAAATACCAAAACATTCTTAAAAAATATAGAGATGAACTACAAATTACATCAAAAGAAAATGAGCTATCATCATACAATTCTAAAAGTTGTAATATAATCAATTTTAATGAATTTATTACAAGAAAAATAAGAACAAAATGAAGTATTATATAAAAACTTATAAGTATCCTTATAAAAGATATAATTTATTATTCGCTATTAGTGCTGATAAAATAGTAGATTATATCTTATATAAAGACTTAAAAGGTGGTTTAAAAACAACCAATATTATAGATTTTTATAATAACAGTATTAAAGATAAATATAAAAATTATTTAATTATTATGGATAATGCTGTTATACATAGATCAAAAATAATAAGACAAATAATAGAAGAAAGTAATAATGAATTATTATATAGCGTACCATATCATCCAGAAACAAATGCAATAGAAGAATTTTTTAGTCAATTAAAACATTATATCAAAAAGGAAAGTCCAAATACATACGAAGACATAGAAAGAGTAATAAAAGATATAATAACTACCAAAATAAAGCGAGAACATTTAACAAATTACCTAAAACATAGTTTTAAGATATATAAAAATAAATAATCTTGTCTCATTTTTCTTTTCGGTTGGTGTAATCAATTTTTTATTAAATTTAATTTCGGCGTTTTAAATGTGCAAAGGTGTAAAAAGATTAAAGTAACTTATGTTTTTTTAATTTTTTAATTAAATCTGCTTTGTTTAGATACAATGTTTTATTATCTATTTTTTTGGTAATTTTAATTTTATTACTAATAGCTATATCTTT